AAGCTGGTCTAGATCAAAAGTATGAGCTAGTGCAGAACGGTGAGAAGATTAAGTTTGTCTATCTTAAGACTCCTAACTCTATAAAGGAGAACGTTATTGCTTATGCTAACGATCTACCTAAAGAGCTTGACTTACATCGATTTGTAGACTATAATAAGCAATATGAGAAAGCATTCGTTGACCCTATCAAGCATCTACTCGATGCTCTTAACTGGGATGTTGAACCTGTAGCTACGTTGGAGGACTTCTTTGTATAGTATGACAATATTTAAGTCTCCTAGATGGTGGGACGCTCAGAATAGATTTGTATATGATAATAAGACTCATAGACGAATGGACTTTGACTCATGGGATAAGTTTACTTTGTTTCTATATAAACTATCTAAGAGAAAGCTTAACGGTAAGCAAGACGCAGAGTTAATTACTCCTGCTATATTCAAGCCTGATACTACTCGTAAGAACGAGAACGTTATTCAATGGTCTGGATGGGCAGCAGTAGATGTAGATGATCTAGTAATTGAAGGAGACCTAGAAGATGTTTTACGTGATCGTTTTGGTGAATATGATTATGTGGTGTATAGTACTGCTTCAAGTACGGATGATCATCCAAAGTTTCGGATTGTATTCAATACTGACACACCGATTGTGGCAACTAAACTTCGTCACTTCTGGTACGCTCTTAACCAAGAGCTCAACGAAATTGGAGATGCACAGACTAAAGACCTTGCTAGGATGTACTACATACCAGCGGACTATGATGGTGCTAGTAACTTCTTTTACCGTAATAGTGGCGAGCCTATTGACTTGGCTGTCCTTCTTGCCAAGTGGCCATATGATGATAGTAGAAATGCTCAGTCTTTTCTCGATAGACTACCTCCTGCTTTTAGAGAGCAAGTTATAGAGTATCGTAAAGGTAAACTAGATAATACTAACTTCGTATGGACATCATATAGAGATTGTCCTTTCTGGCCTAAGAATCTAGCTGTAGAGTATATCTCTATATCAGGTACTGGTTGGTATAGACAGATGTATCGTATAATGATTGCTGTAGCTGGAAAGGCTATAGAAAAAGGATATCCTATTACGGCTACTCAGATAGTAGAGCTATGTCGTCAATTCGATATAGAGACTGGTAAATGGTATGAGAATAGACCTATGGAGGTAGAAGCGAATAACGCATTAGAATACGCATATAAAAACGGAACAGTATAAGGAGATACTACAATGACTAAAGCAGCAGAAAGATTACATAAATCAACTACAGCTCGAACTAAGCGTAGAAACTTAAAAACCTTGTTATTAGAAAAACAAGAACGTCTGTATACTAAACTCCGTAGATTGAGAAAGAAGAAATGAAAGTAGGCTTTACAGCATCTACGTTTGATTTATTACACGCTGGTCACATTGCAATGCTTAGGGAAGCTAAGACGCAATGTGATTATCTTGTTTGTGGTATACAAGTAGATCCTTCTGTAGATAGAGAAGAAAAGAATAGACCAGTCCAGACTTTGGTAGAAAGATATATACAGCTATCTGGAGTTAAGTATGTTGATGAGGTTATACCATATCAGACTGAACAAGACTTAGAAGATATACTGAATACGTTTCAGATTGATGTTCGTATTATAGGTGAAGAATATAAACACGGTACATTTACAGGTAGAGCTATATGTGCTAAGAGAGGTATAGAGATATACTTTAATAAAAGAGAACATAGATTCTCTACAAGTGATTTGAGGAAGAGAGTAAGTAATGCCTAAAATATTAATTGTTGGCCACGGTTTTGTTGGCCAAGCAGTAGATTATGGTTTTAGTCATCCTAAAATAGAAAAGACAATAATAGACCCGAAATATGATACTCACCTGGACGATATTAATAACACTGTATATGACTGTGCTTTTGTGTGTGTGCCAACCCCGATGGGAGACAGCGGTGCTATTGATAGTAGTATTATTGATAGCACTATTGAACAATTAAAAGAACGAGACATACTTGTAGTAGTTAAATCAACAGTTACACCTGATATAGTTGCAGACTGGCCGACGAATGTTGTTTACAATCCAGAGTTCCTTACCGAGAAGTCTGCTAATGAACAGTTCGTTAATCCTTCATTTCATATCTTAGGAGGAGACGAATGGGCTACAAAGAGAGTAGAAAAGCTGTATACAACATATAGCTTATGTTCTCCATGTCCTTCATATCATATGACAAGAGAAGAAGCATCGTTTGTTAAGTATACTATCAATACGTTCTTAGCTATGAAGGTAACATTCTTCAATCAACTATACGATGCAATAGGAGAAACAAATGCAAACTTCGCAACAATTATTAAAGCTATTGGTGCTGATGATAGGATTGGGCCTAGTCATACCAAGGTCCCTGGATTTGATGGGAAACAAGGATATGGTGGAGCATGCTTCCCTAAAGACGTTTCTGCTTTTATAACCTATAATAAACAGTTGACCTTATTAAAGGAAGCAGCTATAATAAACAATAGTTATAGACAACAATATGAACTAGATGAGAGAGAGAAACAACAACATGTCAATTATGGACAAACTAAAAAAGAACTCGAAGATCAAGACTACGGATATCCTGTCTGAGTCTAAGTTCTTTACAGAAACGGATATGGCGCCTACAGATGTACCTATGGTGAATGTAGCGCTGTCAGGCTCAGTAGATGGTGGAGTGACCCCAGGCTTAACAGTACTGGCTGGACCTTCTAAACATTTTAAGACATCATTCGCCTTATTAATGGCTGGTGCTTATCTTGAACGTAATGCTGATGCCGTAATGCTCTTCTACGATTCAGAGTTTGGTTCTCCTCAATCATACTTTGAGCAATTCGGTATTGATACTTCTCGTATCTTACATACCCCTATTGCTAACGTAGAAGAGCTAAAATTTGACTTGATATCTCAGCTTGAGACTATCGATCGTGCTGATAAGGTAATCATTGTTATTGACTCTATTGGTAACCTAGCATCTAAGAAAGAACTAGATGATGCTATCAATGAGAAGTCAGTAGCAGATATGTCACGTGCAAAAGCTCTTAAAGGTCTATTCCGTATGTGTACTCCTTATCTTACTATGAAGTCAATACCTATGCTTGCTATCAATCATACCTATAAAGAGATTGGTCTATTCCCTAAAGATGTTGTTGGTGGTGGTACTGGTATCTACTACTCAGCAGATAATATCTGGATCTTAGGACGTCAGCAGGATAAAAAAGGTACAGAGATTCAAGGATATCATTTTGTTATTAATGTGGAGAAAAGTCGTTATGTTAAAGAAAAGTCAAAAATACCTATTACAGTTTCTTGGGAGGGTGGGGTACGTAAGTATTCTGGTCTCTTGGATTGTGCTCTCGCTGGTGGCTATGTTGTTAAGCCTTCTAACGGATGGTACGCTGTGGTTGACCCATCAACTGGCGAAATCGGAGGTAAAGTTAGATACGATGCTACGCTCGAAAAATCGTTTTGGGATCCAATATTTAATGGATCAGATTTCAAAGATTTCTTAAAGAAGCAATATCAGATAGGACATAAGTCTTTAGTAAGTATGGATGACATAGTGGAGAGTGTTGATGGTTAGTATACCAGGTATGTTCGAGCAGAACAAAGAGTTTGAGTTAATCCCAGGTGATGATGATCATTGGCATATACGAATCAAAGAAGGAGAGTTTATTGAATCAGTATTCTCCTTTGGAGAGATCTCTATCGATAATAAATCTGATATGATGAAGTTTAATGTGACCTTACATTCAAGTCCAGATGAAGAACTTACAACTGATAACTTGCACTTTCAACGATATGCAGGTAAAATACTAGAGAGCGTAATGTTTGAGAACTTGAATGGAATGAAAGATAATGAACAATAATTTAGAGCAGCTTATACTACGTCATCTATTGATAGATGAGCCGTTTATGCGTAAGGTGCTACCCTTTATTAAACCTGAATACTTTGCAGGTGTGACAAGACAATTGTTTCTTGAGGTAGGTAAGTTTGTTGCTAAATACAACAAGCTACCTACTATAGATGCTTTTAAGATTGAGATAGATCAGAGCGGTCGTTACAATGACGATCAGTATACTGCTGCTATGGAGATGTTACCTAACATCTTCGATACTAGATCTGATAAAGCAGATAAGGAATGGCTTGAAGATACTACTGAGAAGTGGTGTCAAGATAGAGCTATACATAATGCGATTATGGAGAGTATCTCTATAATTGACGGTAAGCATCAAGAGCTTACTAAGAACGCTTTACCTGATTTGTTACAGAAAGCGTTAGCAGTAACGTTTGACTCATCAGTCGGTCACGACTATATCGAGAATGTAGAGGAACGTTATGACTTCTATCATGAGCAAGAAGAAAGAATACCTTTCGATCTGGAGTACCTTAACCGAATCACAAAAGGTGGTATTCCTAATAAAACTCTCAATATTGCGCTCGCAGGAACTGGAGTAGGTAAGTCACTCTTTATGTGTCATATGGCTGGTAATATACTAAGCCAAGGTAGGAACGTCCTATATATTACTATGGAGATGGCTGAAGAGCGTATCGCTGAACGTATAGATGCTAATCTACTTAACATACCTATTGATCAATTAGAGAACATTGCTAAGCCTATATTCAAGAGTAAGGTAGATGATATTGCTTCTAAGACTAATGGTAAGTTAATCATAAAAGAATATCCAACAGGCGCGGCTAACTCTAGTCATTTCAGAGCGCTATTAAACGAACTAAAGCTTAAACGTAACTTTGTACCGGAGATTATCTTTATTGACTATCTTAATATCTGTGCATCTGCTCGTATGAAAGCTATGGGAGGATCGATCAATTCTTATACGTATATTAAAGCTATTGCCGAGGAGTTACGTGGCCTTGCTGTTGAGTTCAACGTACCGGTCTTCTCTGCGACGCAAACGACACGTTCGGGTTTTACTAGCTCAGACCCTGGGCTTGAAGATACGTCCGAGTCTTTTGGACTACCCGCTACCGCTGACTTAATGATTGCTCTTATATCATCTGAAGAGTTAGAAGCTCAAGGACAGATAATGGTTAAGCAGCTTAAAAATAGATATAACGATCCTGGTAGGTATAAACGATTTGTACTAGGCGTTGATAGAGCTAAGATGAGACTATTCGATGCAGATAATCCAACTGAAGGTGTTGTAGATGATACACCAGCATTCGATAAGTCTCAAGTAAACGAACGATTCAAAGATTTTAAAATGGAGTAGCTAAATGGCACAAAAAGGTATCACTAACAGTAAGAAGACTAGTATTGGCAAAGGTAATGTTAAAACGTCTTCAATGAATAAACATAAACGTCGATCATATAAAAAGTCTCGAGGTCAAGGATAATGCATGCCCGTCTCTTATCGCACAGTCAACCCGTACGGCATGTACATTCAGGCGAACCAGGAATTATGGGACTTGAAAACATCCAAGACCTCGTCGCTTATTGCGCCCGTGTCTCCAATCCATCGAACCAATCTAACACGAAAACGACACCCAAGCTACTTGAGTACCTTATTAAGCATAAGCACTGGAGCCCGTTTGAAATGGCAAGCGCATGCATTGAAATTACAACAACTAGAGACATCGCTCGACAGCTGTTAAGACATAGATCATTTTCGTTTCAAGAGTTCTC